CAGGCTCAGCACTGCGTGCCGGAGGGGCTAGCCCTGATCCCGGTTCGCGAGACGGAGGCAATGCACGATGCCGTGATGGCGCTGCTGTACAAGGGCGTCGCCCGCACCGATACGCAGAAGCTGCTGGATGCGTACATCGCCGCCGCGCCTCAGCCGGCAGGAGGTGAGTGATGGCCTTCGTCGAAGTAAGCAAAGCCGAGTTCTTCGGCATCATCGGCCCGCGCAATATACATCCCCGCCCTGAGCGTGATTGCTCGATATGGGAGGACGTGAGCACGCGGGAGGTGATTGGCCGTACCGAGCCTGGGTATCTGCGCCGCCTTGGCAGGCCGGAAAGGTACTGGATCGCAGACAAATACGCCGCACCTCAGCCGGCGAAGGAGGATGTCAGCGATGAGTGACGTGAAGCGCTTGAATTTCACCGTATCCCAGTTCGAAAGCGTTGTGCCGTATGCGTCAGAACACGGCCAATACGTCCGCTTTGCGGACTACGCCAAGCTCGAAGCCGAGGCCCAGGCGCTCAGGGAGGAAGTCGCAGAGTACGAGGCTCTCTGCAACCGTCAGGCCGAGTTGCTGAGCCAGTCCATTGTCGCCATTCGAGGGCCAGAGCCTGAACTCACGCGCTGGGGATATGCCGACTTACCACTACGTGTAAAGACGATTGTTGAGGAAGTCGCAGCACTGCGCGCAAGGGTGGTTGTGCCGGAGCGGAAGCTCCTAAATGCCGGCGTCCCAGGGCTGAATCGTAATAGCGGCTGGTCTACCTCGTTCCCGACTGAATGCTACCGGATACCAGGACAAGGAGAACGGCAATGGCTGAAGAACTGAAACCGTGCCCGTGCTGTGGAGGAGAGGCCGTCTTCGTCGAGCTGGACGACGGCGGAATGGTTGCTGTGTGCGCATCCAGAGGATGCGTCGCGAGCGGTGTTGCACGCTACGCATGTGGAGACGAGCCGAGACCGCTTATTGCCGAGACCTGGAACACCAGAACAGTCCCCGCAGGCCATGTGGTGGTTCCGCGGGAGTTGCTGGAGGAACTTCTTGAGGCCGCGAAGGACGGTGCGGCGCACAAGGGAGAATACCTGTCCAAGAAGTATGGCGAGCCAGAACTGTTCGCGAAGTTCGATACCCTCCTCCAATCCTAACCCTTTGATTCTCCACCGATGCCGGAATCCCGGCATCGCCACCGCCACCTTCGGTCAGGCTGAGACCCGCATTCCTGCTGGGTTTCAGCACAAAAACTGGCCGATTCTTGGCCAGGAGCCCGCCACCCCAAATCAACGAATCCGCCCCCCCCGGAGGACCAACAGTGGACAACGAAAACGAAACCCTGGTCGCGCTGCTGGTCATCGCGCTGATCGTCTTCGGCATCTTCCGGATAGTCGGGGACTTCAAGAACCTCTACGAGCAGACAGAGCTGAAAGGACAGGAGTTGAGCAGATGGAGCAAGAATTGAAGCCATGCCCCTATTGCCGAGGCTATGACCTAGAGCGGCGCTGGTGTCGCGTTTGCAATGGCCGTGGCGTCGTTGATGTCAAGGCTCAACAGCGAGAGCGCGCAGAGATTGTAAAGGCGCTGCGCGAAGCCGGAATTGAAGCGAGGGACTGACCATGCATGACATGAGAGAAGAGTTTGAAGCGTGGGCTTCCAGTCATTTCGTAGACGTAGGAAGCGGCAATCCGCTCAAGAAAGGACCTAACGGTCACTATGGCTTCTATGTCGTGGCAACGGCATGGAAAGCCTGGCAAGCCAGCCGCGCGGCTCTGAAGGTGGAGTTGCCGGAGCGTGCTGTTCTACCTGAATACACCGAGCACAGGCTTCTCTACTGCGAGCGCACAGGCTTCAACGACTGCCTTGAGCGCGTGAAAGAAGCCCTCCAGCAAGCCGGAATCTAGGTGGCGCCATGACCTTACACATTCACGCCCCAGAAGGCGATTACGTTGCCCAGATCAAGGGGTACGGGTGCCGGCTATGGGAGACAGTAGGCGAGCCATTCAATGAACCGAAAGCTGCCATGTGTGCGGCTGTAAACGCTATGACTGAGCGGCACAAGCGGGCGAGAGTGATTTTCTGCGCGCCTTGGTATGAACCGAACATCGTTATGGAGGCAAAGAAGCCATGACCGACCACGCAGAGCTGCGGAGGCTGTCTGAGGTGGCAACGCCTGGGGAATGGCGAACCGGGGACGGCGACGATTCGCTTCCTGACTGCGTTTTGTCCGGCGAATTCGTTGTCTGCGAGCACGCAGGTGGAGACGTGGATTACATCGCAGCCGCCACCCCCAAGGCCGTCCTCGCCCTGCTGGACGAGATCGACAGGCTGCGCTCCAGGCTGGAGATAGACGAGCGCACGCCTCACGACGGAATCGCCTGCCGGGACGAGACGATCAAGGTGCTGGACGAGAAATGCGACAGGCTCAAGGCGGAGAACGAGGTTCTGCGGGGAGCGCTACAGGCCGTAGTGGATGATCCAACCTGGCGCAGCAACGACAACACCCTGTGGCCGAAGATCATCAAAGCAATGAACCCGCAGGGCGCCACTAGCTCTCCCTGAGCTAACCCGGCTGGGCAACCAATCCTACCATCATGCCCTCCCCGGCAATAGCTGGGGTGGAGAGGTATTGCTTATGGAACCTGAAATCATCCATGTGCCAGAACTTGCCAAGCTGCTCGGGCGAACTGAATCATCAATCCGCAGCGCAATCCAGGCGCACCCTGACTGGCTGCCGCCGCACTTCAAGCAGGGGGTCAGGGTGTGCTGGAGGCTGGAAACGGTGCGCAAGTTCCTGCGTGAGTACGAGGCGGGAGAGCACAAGGCTCCGAAGGTTGGCAGGCCACGGAAAGAACCGCCTCGCCTGCTGAAGAGGGCCTAGCCGAGTTTGTCGGCCAAGGCGTGGGGAGAGAGATGCGTGTAGCGTTTGAGCATGGCCAGTGTCTTGTGCCCGGTGATCGCGGCGACCTCCATCATGGAGAAGCCGCGTTCGAACAGCCGAGATGTGGCCTCATGGCGCAGGTCGTGGAAGGTAAGGCCGCTCACGCCGGCGGCCTCGCAGGCCTTGGGGAAGTAGTTGCTCACGGTGTTCGGTGCAAGGCTGAACACTTTGCCGTCGATTCGCGCAGGCAGGGACTTCAGCAACTCGCGAGCCCTGCTCGAGAGCGGCACCATACGACGCTCACCGTTCTTCGTGTCCTCCAGTACCGCAACCTTGTCGCGGATCTGCTCCCGGCGTAATAGCAGAAGCTCAGACCGGCGCATAGCTGTGTCGGCTGCCAGCTCGATAATCACCGGGAGTTCAGGGTGAAGCTTGGCCGCTTCAGCATAAATCTTCCGCAGCTCTAGGGTTGTTGGTCGCCGCTCACGCGCCCTGCTCCCCTTTGGCATACGCAGGTTCTTGCAGGGATTCGTCAGGCCTTCAAGCCTCCACTCCTTTGCCGCAATGGTATAGAGGTGGCTGATGATCGCCAGATCTAGCCGAACGGTAGACGGTGAAGCCCCATCCTTCAGTCGAGAGTCGCGATACTCGGCAAGATCAGACGGAGTGATTTCTCCGAGACCTTTCGCTGACAGGGGATGCGCCAGCCATCTCCTGATTCGACCCCTTTCCTGGCTGGCCCCCTTCTTGTGCTCAGAAATCTCCCTTTCGTATTGCTCCAAGGCCTTGCCCAGGGTGGTTCGCATAGCCGCTCTAGTATCGACAAATCTCGAGCGCGACATATCGCCTTCGATCTCGGCTGCCCAGCGCTGGGCCTCAGCCTTGGTATCGAAGGTAGCGGAAAGAGTTGGATGTCCTTTTCTGCGGATCTGTGCGCGCCAGGCGCTACCGCGTTTCTCGAAGTAAGCCATGCGGCGAACTTTAGTGGGGGAATGGGGGAATGTCAC